CCGTCTTCGCCGCCCCAAACGGAAACTGCTTGTGTATTTGCAAATAATTTTTTAACATATACTTTATAATCATTAGCCGTTACTGCTCGACCCTGTGTGGCATAATCAAGAGGCGCATTTAACTTAATAGATGAAATTGATTCACCCTCTGCACCACCACTTGCAGTTACATTTACAATCACTCCTACATTTGTTACTCCATCAATTGCTGAAGGTGAGGTAAAAGAATTTGCACCATTGGCTGCACTCTTGTTGGTAACAACGTATTGTAGAACCACAATGTTATTATCAGATAAAGCTTTACTCACAACACTGTCACCAAAATATACTTCAAATCTACCAGACTCTACCTCTTGTAGAAAATACACATCACTCGTTGTTGCTAGTTGAGTTATGTCAGTTGCTTTTGTGAATGTCGTTGTCGTTGTATCCGATGAAGAATTTTGAACCTTGACTGTTAGTGTAGTAGTATCTGCTCTAGGGTCAACCAATAAAAATCTTTGATCTATGTTAGAGGAATCTGCTACATACTTTGTGGTTACATACGTTCCTTCATAAATGTCAACTTCGGTAAACGGAATTGAGTTACCAATATTAGATGCAGTTATATTTTCTACCGTGACGAATTGATAGTCAACATCATCTATCTTTGTTGTAAAGACAGTTCCAGCAGGCATTGTCTTATTTGCATCTGTGGTATTTAAAATAACAGTGATGACTGCCCTTGCAGCTCTTGGAGAAGAAACTTCATACCCCAACATTTTTGCGTGTGATACTGCACTAGACCGTAAAGAGGCGCTATCAAGGAACATTTCATTTGCAAGCATATTTGCATTATAACCAAGATAATGAGTGTTGTATGCAAGGGTGTCTAATAGGACACTCATACCCGAACCTTCAAAGTCATAATCTCTAAATTGGGATTGTGCTTTAAGAAAGGTTTTTAGGTTATCTTTTATTTCATCAAAGTCTAATTCTGTTACTCTAAGTCTTGAGGGGTTTGTAGGCATTATCGTAATCTCTCCAGCATAACTGTTAAATCAACTAATTCTGTGGGGGTATTCACAACATAAAATTCTACTGACACCTCATACGCATTGCGGTCATAATCAGGTATAGAACGAACACTTACCAATCGTGCTCTTGGTTCAAAGTTATTGATAACATCTTCGATCTTCTTTGTTAACTGTGCAGCAACAAACGGTGTCATCAATTCAAATAGCATTCCCCTAACACCACTTGATATTTCTGGATGAAAGGGTTTTTCATATGGATTCAATAGAACAAGATTACGAAGTGACCTTTTGACTGCCTGTACGTCTGTTATTGTATTAACATCGTTACTAGGTTCTCTTCTCTGAAAAAATAAATCTAAGTCTATATACCGTCTTGTATTACGACTAGAAGTATTTTGCGATTGTGCGTCATAGACAGCCATTTATAGGGAACTCCCATTTATTATCATATTATTTATACATCATCACTAAGAAATGTATTCGTATCTTTCTTTATATAACCAATAGGTTCAAGAGCTGCTTCTTTCAACTTCGCAATCAATGCTTCTTGTTGTATCTCATGAATTTCTTCTAGACTTTTCTTGAGTGCCTCTATAGTCTCTTGATTAACCTCATCACTGAGTATTTCTTCAATATCATCATCATCAGCCTGTAAAACTTCTTTTGCCTTTTCAACAACATCACCGCCTGCAGCGGGTATGGTGAAGTTAGGAATCTCAGCAGATATTTTTTTCCCAGCTTCAAAAGCATCGGTTGCCTTAGAAACAAGGTCATCTAATTCAATTCCCTGTGCAGATAATCCACTTCCAAATTTTGATTTAAGTGATGCGAGAGCAGTGGTACGACTTGAACTAGCCAATGATTGTAATGAGGTAAGTTCCGCTTGTAAATTAATATCAGGTAAGTCGGGTAACTCAGGAATCATTGTTTTTAACTTGTCACCAAAATCCAATAAGTCAGCGGATAATGTGGATGTTAAAGCTGATGCGTCTACTTCCATGTTGGACTTCAACGTGTCTTTTATTGTGCTAAACTTATCTCTAGCTGTATTGAAAGCTGCGTTTGCGCCAGGCAAGTTTGCAGTTGTAAAGTCCGCCATATTAATCTCCTACGTTTACGTTCGATGAACCATTAGATGTATGACCACAAGTGGCTGCATCTCCAACATTGACAACTGCAATACCACCAATGAATACATTATCAGAACCAGCAATCATTGTAGCCGCATTATGTGGAGAATCCCCATGCGATGTAACAGAATCACCATGCACGATTATGTTTTTACTATTTGCCTTTACAGTAGACTGTGATGATATAATCGCACCTCCTGCTGTATCTCCATGTCTCGTTGAGCCAGGCATTAGTTCTTTTTCCTTCGCGACTGTATATCATAATTGGGTATTGTCGAATTTAATGGGTGGACGTTTTCCCTCACCGCAGTTTCCATATCGTTCTCAAAATAATACTCACTACCATCATTATCAATCATACCAACGACTGTACCCTTGACCATCTTTGCCATCAGTTCTGCACTCATCAAATGTTCAGCAGGGAGATATGCTTTATACAAATTACTCAACTCTCTACTCTCTGGATTCCAGACCGTAACATCTTTAAAAACAATGATGTATTTAGTTCTGTCCATGTTAGTTCAAGTTGATTGTAGGTGCATCAATATCGACTTCAGTAGATGCATCTAAATTTAGTGTTCCTGTTATGTTAGTTGTCTGACCCGCACTGAAAGTTTCTGATACCGCAGCAGTAACTGTTGTCGTCAGTGTACTACTAAATGTTTCTGTAACTGCACCAGTTGATGTTATATTTAATCCATCTGCTTCTGTCTTGATAGTCATCGCCTTTGCAGATTTCATGTCAAGTTTATCCCCAGCCTTGAATGAAACAACGCCAGATGTTGCAGTGATTTGAAAATCTTTTTCTGCAAATGCCAAAACATCACTAGTAAGAGAACCTATTGAAATTCTTTTGAATACAGCTAAATCAAAAAGTCCACCAACACTTCTCGTTTCATCTTTGTTGATTAATTTATCATAATATCCCCCTACACGAGCCTTAACTGATTCATTAATATTAGATGCATAGTTACCTAATATTTGTTCTGCTCGGTTCTTTCCAATCTTAACCTCATGCTCTCCATGTATGTTTTGAGTGTAGTTTCCCTCAACCTCTAACGCATAGTCCCCCTTAACTAACTCACGCACGTTACCATCGTAAGTAATGGTTGCATCACCAACTACCAGTATGCTTGACTTGCCTGCAATAATCTCGTAGTTGTCTCCTATGACTTTGACTACCTTACTTCCGTCTGGATGTATCTCTGTGAAAGTTCCTGTGGAGTGTTGCTGCATTAGACGTTCACCGCCAGGCGTATCGTCTATCTCATGGATATGTCCTGCTTCACTTTCATGAACATGGTTGTAAGGATACTTTGCAGAAGTGTATGGTGATTCATCAGGGGCAACACTTTTTGGATTAGGTTCAATCCAAGTAGTGCGTTCTTCAAGAGTAGTGTTATCCGATACTTCTGGTATGTGTGGCTTGATTGCAATAGGGATTTCAATATCTTTACCATCTTTATCCTGTCTAAGTTCCCTTCGCATCATGAGAGCTGCGTGTGTTTCGGAATCTTCACCTCTTGCTAATCGACTGACATCACTCTCTTTGATTCCGTGGCCAGAATAGATACGTTCCTCACTAGGATAAGTGTTCGTTGGATCATTAAATCCATATTTGGTATCGGGAAGATCTTCTGGGTAGCCAGGCAAGGTGCCCATGATAATCGGTTGTTGCTTCTCTCTTGCGTCACGAAAGAAACCCACAACCCAACTACCTTCAACAAGAAAAGAGGGAGTGTTACCTAACCCTTGCATTGAAGGATCAGTAACAGGATGCATAACATGAGCCCACGGCAGATCTGCGGTAGGTATGAGTGTTAAGTCTTCGGTATGATATCCTAGACAACGAACTTGAACTCTGCCAAGTTCAGCAGGATCATTACGATTTTCTACGACACCAACGAACCAGATGAAGCCATCTAGCCCCATGAAATATTGTTCTGCCATGTAAACTCCCTATAATATTATATTTATAAGGAAGGTCAGATATATTTAAATAGAACGTATGTTTCCAGCAACCATAATTCGTTTGCTATTAGATTCCATCATCGGAACAGAATGTTGAAGCCAGCTAGGAAATATAAGAATGTCATCCTCTTTTGGATAGACATCAAAGGGAGCTCCTTTCCCCTGCCCCTGTGCAATTATATTTTCAAATCGAAAAGGTGATGCATCGGATGGTACTTGAAGATAATAGCACCAGCTCCATAGGCTACCCCAATGGTTATGCTTCTTTGTATATTCACCTTTACGATAAACCGCACCCCAGCACTCATGAGTATACGTTGATACTGGGCCTGCTTCGGTCATTTGCTTTGCAACGGCTTCTGCATGGATTGAAAGTTCTTTAAATTCTTTATACTTCTGATGCATGAACCAATCAGTCATATCTGCTTTGACGTTAGACGAATGGTTTTGATCATCACCACGATCAAGTATAATGTGAGTAAGGGATTGCCGGGTGTTGACATCAAGATTCAACTGTCGCAGCTCAATCGGATTATCGATAGCCGCTGGTAATGTCAAAGGAAAATGAATTTTGTAATCAGAGAAACCAATCGTACATTTTCGGGTAAGCTTATTCTCCATGATTAATACTATAGATCACAAGTCCGCATAGATATTTCCAGAAACCACGATACGATCATGGTCACATTTTTGTTCGCTAACTTTGTGGGTTATCCACGCGGGCCACAATATAATTTGTCCTGTCTTGTGTGAAACTGAACCATCTTCTTTTGCACGCCAGTAATCAAACGTAGGGAATTCTAGTGGTACGCACTTCTCACACGCCTTCACGCAGTAGCAGTAAGACCACAACGCAGGCCAATGGGTATGCGTGTCAGTGGAGTCACCTTTCTTGTAAATCAATCCCCAAGACTCCAGAACCTTTAAAGGAATTTCTTTGGGAGTTCCTTTCTCATCAGTGTGAGTTGCAAGAGGAAACTTTGTTGCAAAGTCCAGCACTGCATTATTTAATAGAACAAAAGAATCATATGACTTGTGCATCTTCCAGTGTGTTCGATAGCACTGCGCAGCTGACAACGCACCCTGACCAGACTCCCGAATATCTTTTTCGAGATGATGGTTGAGTGCTTCCATGCCAGCGCTTCCCTCGATACTTCGTACCTTGACAGGAAACCTTTCAGTAAAGTAGTCCCATGAAACGCCCATACTAATGAACCGAGTCGTAGGGAAGAAATAGCAAAGACCTCTCGTAAAGTATAGGAACAGTCCATTCAGAGCTTCCGATGCTGATTTTGCAAAGGTTGCTCGTGCAGATGCTTATCATTATTAAAATGGTTAGCAATCCCACAATCCATACTGCCCATATGGAACCCAAAAATACCCATCGCAGTATTCGGGGTGGGGGTTCCTTTTTAGAGCTCGCTGAGTTTTGAGGGTAGGCATCTGGCGGAAATCTCATGAAACGTTCTGCAGCGCCCAGTTTCTCCAGTACGCTGCGTCTTTTCGGGCGCTATCGCGGCCGCGCTCAAGCGGAGTGCCTATCGGTTGCTTGTATTTGTCTTGGTATTCCTCATACCATTCATCAATAACGCGGTCACTGACATTCAGAATGTCATCAGTGATAACGTGATTGCTCCAAGGATCAAGCTCCAATCTCAATCGGAGTTTAAGTTCTTTCAGCTCATCAGGCATTTTTAATTCCGGTTTCACTGATTCATCATAGTTGTTAATTCTTTCTTGAAGCCGCTTCACTTCGTCTTCCAATACTAAAACATTTTCTCTTCGGTACTCTATCTCTTCCAACAACTCTGCGGGAATTTCGCGGCTGGCAGCCCATCTCTCAAGAGTCTCCCTTTCTTCTTTTATTTCATCATACTCTTTCTCAGCATCCCTGAGATTAATACTAGCATCATCCAAGTCCATAACTAATAATGTTTTACTAAGTGATTTTTTATTTGATTTCATTTAGTTTTTCCTTTCTAGTCCCATAAATTTTCATAATACTTTCCGAACAAACGGAAACCATTACTCATTTTTTGTTGATGTTTTTCTCTACCCTTGTCGTCAGTCCATTCAAAAAATCCAAAAGTTTCATCTTTGCCTTTATTATAAGGGCCGTAGTAATCTTGTTCCCAATGATCTCTACACTTTTGTTCAAACGCCCATATCATTTCATCTAGTACATAATCCCAACGATCAAAGTCATTAGTTGGACGTAACCTACTAGGCACATCCTCGGGATAAACATAAGGTACACCGTGCTTGGTTTTTTTGAGTTGAATCAGCATAGGAATAATGATAGGAGCAAGAGTACAATCCATACTCCATGTGTCCCAAGGATCAATATGTACACTAACCTTTTGCTGCCTGCGATCAAACCACAACCAATTAAAAATGTTGTAGAAGTTTTGCAGTCTGCCGTCACACCATTCTAAACAATTCT